GTCGGGGCGAAGATTCTGATACGGTTACGCGGGTTACTCGTGAGATTATGGAAGACTTTTTCGGGATACATTTACCAATCGAGTTCGAAACAGAATAGAATCAACTATTAATTGTCATGTGTAAAAATAAAAACTATTGGCATGAATAAAGATGATATTATTAAGAAAGCACACGCAATAGGCGACGTGCACCCTAAAGATAGTTCTTTAGTTTGGACGTTGTTAACTTCAGGCAAAGAAGATTGGCGTAAACAAGGCGGAAGGGGGAGCGTGACTTCGAGTTCTACCGCTAAACCAATGAGTAACGATACCCTGAAAGAATGGGCTTCTAAAACCGATGATTCAAAATTAATAACATTTGCCGGAGCAAAGAATGCGAAAGCTGAACAACGTATCATTGCTCGAGAAGAGCTTGAAAAGCGCGGGGTTGATATTTCGGGCATAAGCACAACTGGAACTTTAGACGACCACATGGCTAAACAAGCCAAAATTAATAAAATGGTCGGCAACGGAGCTAAACCTGCCGCGGCTTCTACTGACGATATCGCCGACGGCGCAGAAGTAGATTTAGACGGTCAAGAAGCTATTCGTGAAGAATGGTATTTGAACAAAAACGACCCACGTGTTCAAAAAACATTCAACAAACTTATCGGTAAAGCTGACCGGATACGTTACGACAAATTTGTTTACAAACAAAAAATAAAAGACCCTAACTACATTCAACCCGACGAAGTAATATTCGATTTGAATGCTAAGTATTTGGAATTTCTTGAAAACGACGGTCAAAGGTTCATGATTTCAGCAGGTGGAGCAGGTATTGGTAAAACATACGGTTTCAACGGACTTGCAAAAGAATTGAACATGAGACCATTCCAAGAAGGCGACACTCCTGGTGATGGAGATTATGACATCTTTGAAGCAACCGACGTAGCTTCGGGAAAACAATTGTTGACTATCCTAAAAGCTCACAACGGGAAAATCATATTGTTTGATGATACGGATAAAGTAATCACCCGCGCCGATTGCGCTTCGGTTATGAAAAAGGCTACATCGGCGACCGGAAAAAGAATTATCGGAGACCCAGACGATGTAAAAAGTAATTTTGAATTTACGGGGCGTATAATGGTAATGACGAATAAAGACGTTAATACCTTGTCTGAAAACGAGGACACAAAAGCTATTTTGTCCCGCGGGGTTGTTTCGGAAATTTACTTAACAATTCATGAAACAATTGAAACGATGAAAAGTCGTTTCCAAGACTATGAATTTGATTCGGCTCCACGTTTGGATGATGCAGCCGAAGATGACAAAGAACGTCAAGAACTTCTAGATTTAATTATCAGGCACGAAAACAATATTGACCCAGCACAATTTACCACTCGAACTTTCTCAAAGATACTTAACGAACGCAGAACTGCAACTAGAGCCAACCTAAGAAAACAAAGCGCCAATTTTCAAAAATATTTAGGAACAAAAGACAAGGATTGGGAAACTCAAGCGTTGCAGGTTTTAACGAAGGCTGACGATAATGAGTTTGTTTCAAGCGTTGAAATTTTTGAAAAAGCTGAAACTTTTCAAGAAACGGTTATCGTTCCGGAAGTAATTGAAAAATCGTTTGAAGACCAAATAAACGAAATGTCGATTGAAAAAGCTGAATCTTTATTGTTCGAAGAAACTGAAGGATAATCATGAATGAATATAGAGTAGCATTGGAGAGGATCTCTCAGTTTGCGCTGGACGATTCTTCTTACGATACATTGATAAAGGCTTGTGACGCATATAAGATAAAGTCCGACGATTTTATGGATGATTACGAATACCACCTTTATGTATCAAAATCCATCGCCGATTTTTTAAACGAAGTCGCTCAAGACGTTGAAATATGCAAGGCAATACTTCCTGGCCAAACTAAAAACGTTGATGGAATTGTATATATATGGACTCTAACTCCTGGCGCTACAACCACATACGATTGGCGAGTATACAAGGGTCATGTGTTGGCAGGCAACGCTAAACAAACAAGCAAAAAAGCGGATATGAATGTTGCGTATGTAAACGATATGTTCCCCAAAGATATAAGCAATCTTAAGGTAATTAAAGCACTCGGCGGTAGTACGGGGGCTCAGTTGGTTGAAGACTCGAAGGGCAATCAATACGTGATGAAGAAGGGGAGTAATACTTCCAACGGACACGTAGCTTCCGAGTACATGGCGACACAACTTTATCATATACTCGGACAACGTGTTCCGGATATGGAAATGTATGATGACGGTAAAGGAAATAAAACATTGTTGTCCAAATTTATACCTTTTGCTAAAGTTCCGGATTCTTCTAATTATCCCGATATGGCTAAAGGGTACGCAGCCGATGCGCTATTATCAAATTGGGATGTCTATAAAAACGACAATATATTAATTGATTCAGCGGGTCGGTTAGTGCGAGTTGATAACGGGGGTTCTTTGTTTTACAAGGCTCAAGGGGGCATGAAGGGATTTGATAATGATGTCAATGATTGGGCCAGTATGCTGAAATATAATCCTACTGTTTTAGGTAATCTGACTAATAAAGAAAAAGTTGACCAGATAAATGAAGTAATAAAGAAAAAGGATGATGTCCTAAACTTTATTTCTTTATCGGGAGACGCGGTTTTAGCGGACGTTATGATTAAACGTTTTAGCAGTCTTGAAAAAATAAAAAAAGACATCGAAGACGCGGACAAGAAATTAAACCGTACCGTTTTACCGAGGACTTTACTTCCGGACGTTGACATGTATAGGGAATTTTCAGATGATGAATTGAAGGATTTTTGGTCTCAAGCTAACGGTTCAAGTGCTGATGGCAAATTAAATAACACAGGTAAGCACGGTTGGGAATTATTAGATACTATTTGTCAATCCCGCGGATTTGATGCTAGACCGTTGGTAGTAGAACATAAGAATTACTGGGATAAAATAGCCAAAGGGGATATACAATTATTCAGGGGGCTTGATGACGGAAGAGGGAAAACCGCTTTATATTGGGCTGACGAGTTCAAATATACAGATGAATGCTTTTATGGGACTATGGGGTATTACGGTCAAGGTATTTACTTTCATGTAAACGATGGAGCCAATAAACAAAGAACCGAAGCTGATTATAAAAAGTCTGACGCGTATTCCCACGCACACCAATATGCACATAGCGGGGGTCAGATATTGGAATGTACAATGGACAAAAGTGCCAAAGTCGCTAAGATTGAAGATTTAAAAAAAGAAATTGAAAAACTTACAACATTCGATACTCAAGCAGCTTTGGCGAAGCAAGCGGAAGTAGACAATTTATACAAAGAGCTAGAAATAAAGAAAGACGAATTATTACATATCACCGAAAAAGTAACAGCTGACATAAAAGCAGATATGCATTGGGACGAAGCGTCGTTAGTCGACCATCAACTTACTATTGATAGTATAGATTGGGGGAAATTAGACGACGATGATAAACCCGATTACCCTAAGTTTGACGATTTCTTTGGTAAAAATATAACTAAATGGGTTACGTCAAACGGGGGAACGGTTACTGAAAAAGCTCCTAATTCAAATGTATTTATTTTAAAAATGCCAAACTCTAAGACATCTTTGATGTTTAGTAAATATAGGTACGAAAATAATGCAATAAAACAAAAGAATGCGTTCACCAACCCGTATAGTTATCCTGTTCAAGAATTTCAAGAATGGTTCATGAACAATCATTATAAGGTAATCGACAAAGCGGTCACAAAAGGAGTGGATGAAATGGGAGATAAAGTAGCGGCAATGAAAGGCGAAGTAAATGCGTTATTTAAAGCCAATGTAACGGCTAAAGAAGAATTAGACGCTTTAAAGAAACCAAAGAATGCGGATGCTGATGTATATTCAGCGATATATGATAACACAAGACACCACAATCGTGAAGCCATAGGAGTTTATGCCGCTTTAAAGGGGTATGACGCTTTAATAGCGCCTGACGGAAACGGTCGGGGAAATTCATTTATGGTAGTGTTAAACAGAAGTAAAATAATCGTAAAAAAATAAACTATATGGATTACAATTTAGTTTCAACAGTAGGCACATTAGCAAAAGGTTATTTGCTAAAAAAGAAGCCGAGCGACCTTATCCCGTTTAAAGGGGATTTTCCGTTAATGGAAGATTTTGAATATCCACATTTAATCGAGGATATGGATAAGACTATGCTTATAAGTGATTTGAAGACCGAATATCAAGAAGCGATACGCAAAGGGTTTCAAATATACCTTTTAGAAAACGGATTTAAAGAGTACTTGGAAAACGATGGAACTGACGTATCAAAATTTCTGTTGTTAGATAACTCAAAAAAGTCCACAAAATTAATTGACTTTCTAAATAAAAATTGTATTGATTTCACATCTTTAACAATAAAATAAAATGGCTGATTTTCTTTTAGCAATAAGACCTGTCCTCACAATTGAAGGATATTCTAAAAACAAACGAACGGGGTATGTTAATGATAAGAATGATTCGGGAGGGGAAACAATCGGGGGAATAGCACGTAACTTTTGGCCAAACGAACCTGTGTGGAAGTATGTGGATATTGCCAAAAAAGATAAAGCAAATTTCCCTAAAAACTTGGGCTCAATTCCAGGATTAGACGATAGCGTATTGAGTTTCTACCTTAAGAATTTTTGGAATAAAATAGGAGGCAACGGTATAAAGAGTCAACCTACTGCGGGGATATTAGTAAACGCGGCAGTTAATCTCGGCATATCTCCAGCTATAAAGATGGCAGAAGGTTTGGTTCATGTGAAGCAAGACGGAGTCGTTGACCCAGAACTTATATCAAAATTAAATGCTTTATGAAAAAAATAATTTTATTGCTATTATTATCTATCAATTTTGCAGCGTGTTCTCCTAAACAAATTCAGACATTGTCTTCAGACAAGCCGCTGAAAGATTCAATCATTGTGCTTAAAGCTCAAAATGATACTTTATTGTATTCAACATACAAACTTCAAGAGACCATATTAGTGCAACAAAAAAAGTTAGATTCTTTAAACAATACCGTAAACGAATACAAATTAAAAACGTTTATGACCAACAGCGATTTTATAGAATTGTACAAATTTTCTTGGTTGTTGAGATATTATAATTTATGTAATAAAAACCCTAAAAATTGGAAATATTATAAGGGGTGGTCTACTCGTGTATTTGAGGCTCAAAATAAAAATTACAAGCCCACCGATTATGTTCCGGATGCGACATTAATGCCAGGATTTAAATAAATTTATATATTATGGAAAAGACTAATTTATTAGGGAGATCTTGGAAAACAAATGTAATAGGAATATTGTGTTTGTTAAATGTTTTTGTTTCTTTATTTTTTGTATATTTAAAAATTGCCACTATATCAGATATTGGTCAATATCTTGTAATCTCTACTCCCGTTATTTTAGGAATTGGGAAATTCTTTGATAAAGATGCTGATGTCACTGGCGGCACTAGAACTGAATAAAAAATATTTTCTTTGTTTTAAGTTCAAGCAGCTATAATAAGGTCAAGAGTTACAAAATAACTTTCTTGACCTTTTTTTATGGAACGAGTACTTAAAGACGATTTTAAATTTTGGTGTCCAGTAGCGATTGAAAAAGCTATTGACGAAACTACAGGCGTTGAAATTATGCGACTTGGCGGTATTGCTTCCACTATGGATAAAGATTCAGACGGGGAGTTTTTAGACCCTAAGGGATTTGACATAGAACCTTTGATGAAAAGCGGAACAGTAAATTGGCATCATCAAGCCAAAGGAGCACCCGCTACAATTGTGGGAGAACCAAGCAAAGGAGAAATAAGACCCGAAGGTCTTTATATTGAAACTGATTTATACCCATCTAGCAAGATAGCTCGTGACGTATATGAGCTCGCTTTGACATTAGCAAAGGATAGCAAAACCCGTCGCCTCGGTTACTCAATCGAAGGTAAAGTTCTTCAAAGAAAATCTAACGATAAAAAATCCCCTGATTATAAAATTATCACAAAAGCAAGTATCACGGGAGTTGCTATAACACACCAACCTAAAAACTCTCAAACGTTCGCTGACATTATTAAAGGCGAAGGTTCCGAACCAGAAGAAGATGACGAAGAAGAAAAATCAATGGACACTTCAACAGCCGCTCCTTTGATTAAAGAATCGGTCGACAAGAAAATAAAAAATCAATCTTTTTGTAAATCCGAGGTAATGGAACGTATATTCTTAGACGTACCAAGTATTAATATTGAAAAAGCAGAAAAAATATATTCATTGCTACTAAAAATTTCAAATATGAATAATAGAAAAACAGTTACCGACGCTGATATTGAAAAAGCATATGAAGTTTTAGGTCTTGATATTAATTCAAGTACTGAAACGATTGTGAAAGCCAAAGAAGCGGAAACAAAAGAAGCTGAAGAAACGCCAGCCGAAGAAGCCAAAGAAGCACCCGCTGAAGAAGCCGAAGAAAAAGTTGAAATGAAAAAAGCCGAAGAAGCTGAAGAAGTGAAAAAAGAAAATCGTTTTGATACGATTGAAAAAGCCATCGCTGAATCACACAAACTGACTAAAGGCTTTATTACTGCAGCTGCTGTATTGATTAAAGAATGTTCTCAAAAGCTTGATTCAGCCGCCATACATGAAGCAGAGCTATTAGATGTAATCAAAGCAAACGAGTCAACTATTTTAGGTTTGAGTCAACAGATTGAAGAATTTGGTTCTTCATCTCCTGCCCCTAAATCAATGCGGAATACAGCGGCGGTTGAAAAGAATTTTGTTAAAGCTGACAATAGCGACTTTGGCGAAAAAGCCGTTGATGACGGAATGCAACGTGTGAGTATGAAAAATCAAAAAAAGGCTATTGCCGCCATACTTGACGAAGCGACTTTTCAAAAGGGGGGATACGATGAAGAATATTCAGCCGCTTGTACTCATTTTGAAGCAAACAAAAATCTTCCTAAAGACATTATTGACCGCGTTAAGCGTGAATTTGGAATTCAAATTGTAGCATAAAATAAAAATAAAAACAAAACAAAAGATGGAAAAATTATCAATCAATCTTTCTGATTACGGATACGCCGCTGGTAATGACGGTTACGGATCTTCTTCGGGGGAAAGCGTTGACGCTCTTAATAAAGCGTTAAGTGCTGGCGAAACTACTGGTCGTGAAAACACCGACATGGCAGATGCTTCTGGCGCTCCATTGAAAGTTGAGTCTTTGGAAAAGACCCTAAAACATATCACTTTCAAGGAAGCTGATATCCGCTTGTGGAAAGACATACCAAAGAAAGCTGCTTTCAACACTGTGGAAGAGTACAACCAACAGACCAGTTACGGTCAGGATCGCGGTGGATTTAATTCTGAAGGAGAACTTCCGGACGAAGAAGACTCGACTTATGTTCGTCGGGCTCAGTTGGTGAAATACCTTGGCGTTACTAAGAGTGTGACTCACCAGATGACTTTGGTCAATACCATGATTGGGAACGTTATGGAACGTACAATCAAAGACGGTACTCTTTGGATTCTCCGTAAATTGAACAAATCTCTTTATTTTGGAGACGAAAGAATCATCCCTCAGGAATTTAATGGGTTTATCGCTCAACAGATTCAATCTGATGCTTGGGCTGATTTTGGAACTTACATGGATTCTGAACATATCGTGGATTTACGCGGTAAAGCTTTACAAGAAGATTCTATCGAAACAGCCGCCAACACTATCGTTGAAAATTACGGTTTAGGCACTCAAATTTATGCACCTCCTGCAGTATTGAGTAATTTCGTGAAAAACTTCTATGGAAACAAATTCATCCAACCGAATACTGCTGCCATGTCGAATGGTATCATGGGACAAAAAGTTCAGGCTTTTGATTCTCAGTTTGGACAGATTGGGTTGAATCACGATGTATTCTTCAAAAAATTGCCTTTCCGGACTTCTTTGAGCGCAGCTAATTCAGTATTGGCTCCGAATGCTCCTATTTGGGATGCAACTGCTCCAATTACAGTAACCGCAGCTGTTAACGGAAGTAAATGGTTCTCTACTGACGCAGGAGCTGTGTATTATGCCGTTACAGCTTTGAACCGAAAAGGTGAGTCGGCGTTATCAATTTACAATACAGCGGCAGTTACAGCTGTCGTAGGAGCTGGTTGTGATTTGAAATTTACGACAGGCGGTGGAATTAATGCCGCAACAGGTTATAGAATTTATCGTACAAAACGCGGTGGGTTGGCTTCTGGCCAGTTCTTCCCCTTGTTTGATGTTTCTTTGGATGATTTGAACCGTGGTTATGACGGAGCAATTGCCGGAAGTATTCGCGATAATAACCGTTTCTTGCCTGATACCGACCAAGCGATGATGCAACAGTTCGACAACGAGGTTATTGAGTTCGCTCAATTAGCTCCGCTTATGAAAATGGATTTAGCTGTATTATCTCCAGCCTTCCGTTTCATGATTCTGATGTACGGTACTCCGTTCTTGTACGCACCAAAGAAAATGGTTCGTTTCATCAACATTGGAACTTCCTTGACATAAAATAAAATTGTATAATCGAAGAAGAGGGGTCGGGGTCTTGCCCTTTCCCCTCTTTTTTTTAAAAGTAAACATTATGAAAATTCAATCAAAAAAAATTACTAACTCAAAATTGATTATCCCTTTTGATGGCTTAATTACAATCGATTCTGAAGGTCAGGTTGACGTATCAACTCAAGCTGCAAGAACATTGCTTTTACAGACTGAGGATTGGGAAGAAGTAGGAGTTTCTATTATTCCAGTATCAGGTGAAGAAAAATCAGAAGAAGAACAAGTAATTTCTTCAATCAAAAAAATGTCAATGCTTGACATGATTGCGTTAGCAGTAGGAGCTGAATATCCGGAAGCCGAATATGCTAAATTCAAAAACAAAGACAAATTAATGCAAGGGTACTTAATCAAAAAGTACAACGATTTAAAACTCGAAACAGATTTGGCTGAAGAAGACAAACAAACGGTTGAAGAACCTGAAGTTCCTGCCGAAAAAATTGAAGAAGTAAAATAACATTTAGTCCTGATATACCACTATGCCTAAGCTGAAACTAAAAATACAATATAACAAGAACGAAGGTCTTATAATGAGTCCATCGGAATTGATAGAAAATTACTTGTTTGGTATACCAATGAGTAATAACGACGGTAAAGTATTATCAGTTCAAGCTATTAAGAATCATATCGCGAACGCGCAGCAGAAGATTGAAAATTTGTTTAGCATAAAACTTACTAAGCAAGTTATTGAAGAAAGCCGTGATTTTGTACGCGAAGAATTTAATTGCTGGGGGTATATCAGGACAATGTATCCGATTGTATCGGTAGACGGGTTGAAAGGTTATATAAACGACGTTTGTCAAATAACATATCCTAAAGAGTGGATATCTCTAAAAAAAATATCTCAAGTTGCTATTTACAGAAACATATACTTAATTGCCAATATGGGGGGCGGTTCTCAAATGAATCAAAACTCATTAATATTCAACGGAATTTCTCCAAGCATGGGGTGGTTTGGTCAAAAATTTATCCCTAACTATTGGAGAATGTCGTATGTCACAGGATGGGACGTAACTCCAAAAGACTTATTTGATTTCATTTCAAAGATGGCGGCGGTGAGTGTTTTAGGAATAATTGGAGATGTTTTATACGGAGTTGGTATAACTAATATCCAAGTCAGTTTAGACGGAGTTTCCCAAAACACACCGTTATCTAGGTCAGCTGCCGGAGGACTCTTCCAAGGTCGTATAAAGATGTATATCGAGGACATGAAAGAAACTTTCCCTAACATAAAAAATCAGTACAGAGGAATAACTTTTGAAGTATTGTAGACATGAAAACAAAGAGCATTGTTAACGATTATCTGCCAATAGTCACAACTCCGAAAGAATTTGTAGACCCTCAGCCAGTTTGGAGAGTTGGCGATTTTAATGAGTTGATAGATAACCACGGATATGAAGCGTATATCGACAGAGCGCTCCGTTGTCCATGTAATGAAAAGTCAGGAGGTCAAGCTCTTACTACCTGCCAAAACTGTTCCGGAAGAGGCTGGATATTTGTAGACCGAAAACTCACCCGAGTAGTTTCTCAGGGGATGAACAACTCAAAGCGGTACAAAGATTTTAGCGAGGTAAATCAAGGGACTGCAAAAATTACCACTCGCGGTATCGACAAATTAGGATTTATGGATAGAATAATCCTTATAGAATTAGAAGCGTATTATTCAGAAGTATTAAGACCAATTCTTTTCGAAGGGGAGATATTAGCATATCCAATTTATGAACCCATTGACATTACAAACATTTATTTATTTGTATCAGATGATAAACCATTGTTGCCGTTAACAAATAAACAATACACTATAAAGGGGAATAGAATAGTTTTTGATTTAGGAATACAAGACCTAATAGAAGCTAAAGATATGTCCTCAAAAGATTTGCCTATTTCAATCACAGTACGATACTCGTATGCTCCAGTATACCACGTTTTAGACGCGAATAGGGAATTAATGAAAGTAAGAGAAAGGAATGAATCACTTTCAGACGAAAAGCTCACAGCAATGCCTGTAAACGTAACATGCCGAAAAGCACATTTTATGTTTGACGCTCAAAAATTCGGCATCGAAATATTTGATAATACAATATATCCATGAAACCCATAGAAATAGATTTAACTGGGCTAAAAAAGCAATTCGGTTTATGTGCGACCGATATAAATTTGTTAACGGAAATTTGCGTTAATGAAGTCTCAGCGGCTATTTATCTAAATTGGGTATCTTTAGCAAAACAAAATCTAAAATCTACACTCCCTGAATATCTTCAAAATTTACACAAAGTAGATAAAGGAAGATTTGAAAAGCAAATAGTACTTACTGGAGTTTTACCTACTATGCTCGAAAACGGGGCATCTGCTTTTGACATGAAGGCAGGATTTTTAAAGTCCGCTAAAATTAAAAATACCGTCCCCGTCTATAACAAAAAAGGGATGATGATAAAACCAGCGGGTTGGTATCTAACAATACCATTTCGCATTGGTGTTCCTGGAACATTAGGCATGGCTGGATTTGCCGGACAAATTCCTCAAGAAGTTTACGACTTGGTATTAAAACAATCTAAGGGAGAACAACTTCCTGCATCGAGCATCCCCGCTCCCTATAATATACCGCAATCAAGAGCTGAAATAACTTCCCCTAAATCGGCGGCTGTTTTATTCGCCGAATATCAACATAAAAATTCTTTGTACGATGGGTTAGGAAAGCGCACTGGCGTGTATGCAAATTCCACTCAAAATACGTATGGCACTTTCAGGAGAGTTAGTTCAAATTCAGACCCCTTGAGTTGGATACACAGGGGATTAAAAGCGGTACATTTATCAGAACAAGCCGTTCAAACAACAGATGTCGATACAATAGTGAATAATGAATCTTTGAAATATTTAGACGCAACATTATGAGTGCAATTGTAATACCTGAAATAATTATATACAATACTCTTGAAACCATTAAAAGGGTTTTGAAGGATAATATTGTTGAGAATACAGCTGAACCAAAAAAAAGCATATTATATAGAATGCTCGGAGAAAACTCGGACGGGCAAGCTATTAGATTAAACAACTATAATTACTTTGAACAAGCTAAAAAGATTTTTCTTAAGACCCAATTTTTAAGCGTTAATTTTGGGTATAATTTTCAAGTAGCAAAAGATTTATCGTTACACATTATGCTACCCGCTGAATCGGCTTGCGATGGCTCAATAGGATTAGGAGAAGGGTATCAAACTGATACTGAAATAAATTCCGATGGAGTTGAAAAAGAAAGGGATACGCTTACGCAGATGATGGAAAGTAATTATCAAATAATGATAACGGGCGATAACTCAAGCGAAGTTGGTGTGGTATATAATGTATTAAAATCAATGCTGCTGATATTGTCCCCACATCTTGAACTTTTAGGACTTAGACTTCCACGAATATCTGGAAATGATATAATGATGCAAGATGATTTAATACCAGTGGCCATATTTCATAAAGTATTAAATTTATCATTCAAATACGAATTAACTGTTCCTAAAACAGTTTGTGACGAGATAATAAAAAATTTCGTATTCAAGGGTAAAATGTTTGAACAAGTAATAATATAAACAAAATAAAAATTATAATTATGAGTACAGTTGTTAATTTTCAGGGCAAGAACTGCATAGAACCAGGAAGTTATGCCGCAACGGTCTATAATCCTACATCGGTAGCGAATGTTGCTAATTTTGGCAACGCTATGATTATAGATACGGGGTTAAGCTTATCGAATGGGGTTGAGTTTTCGGGAGGTTCCGGAATTAAAGGAACTAATGCAAAGGGATTAAAGGCGATATATGAATTTACCGCTTGGGAAGATTTTTCCGCATTTGTCAACGGAGGACCTGTTGCCGACATAGCAAAGAAGTTGTTTATGCCGATAGAAGGTTCAGTTGGTATTCCTAAGTTGTATTACACCAGAGCGGCCACGACCGTTCCAGCCAGTCTTGTCTTATCAATGGGAACAAAAGGGGATATAACTTTTACTTGCAAAAACGAAGGCATAGTTGGTAACGGAGTTTTAGACGCAGAAACTTCCAGTATATTAAAAACTGGGTATGCAGCAAAAATAATAACAGGCAGTACTCCATTTTTGTTTATACTTCAAGTTTATAAAGGAACTTGGTCCGGAGTTGACAAAGATGGCGAAGTGTATGGTACTAAATCATACGATAACTCCGCTCCAATTTTACTGGCTGAAAGTCCTGAATGTACGTCGATTAACGAACTTAAAGCTTGGGCAATTAGCAATAAAGTAATGACGGCTAATTTCTTAGTTTCTGCAAATCAACTATTGTTGGGAGATTTAGCAACTCGCCCATTGGAAGTATTCACAGGAGGAGCCACTACCAGCGTCGATAATGAATATAAAGCGGTTCTTGAAGCGATATCAGAACTTGATGTTACATTCTTTTTATGCGACAAATATGGCGTAATGGGAGCTGATACCGCCACTAACGGATTACTTCACGCTTTCTTGAAGAATGAAGCAAAGTTCACCCAGTTTATGGTTATAGGCGGCGGCGAAAAAGACGATGATTTATTTGGAGAAGTTGGTACTTCAGAAGCAATTGCAAAATATTATAACGACGAACAAGTTGTGACCGTTCACGGTTCCCCCGAAGACGTTCGAAAAGATAAAAACGGAAATAAAAGCCTTCCGTCAATTTACCTTGCAGCTTCAGTCATAGGGTTGAATGCGAGCCTTGCTCCTCAAACTCCATTAACTTTCAAACGTATTGGGTACAAAAACTTCGTTTATGATTTGAAAAAGCAAGAACGGGTTAATGCTTTACAAGCTGGTATAATGCACGTTCGTAACGTGAACGGGTACTGGTGTATAAATCAAGGCATAACAACGATACAAGACAATCTAAAGACTATCGCTGACGATGGAGAAAGTCTCGAGTTATCAATTGCGCTTATTAAAGCTCAACTGAACAAGGAACTCATAATTGATGCTGCTGCTCGGTTTACAGGCGACACTGTTGCTCAAGCTTCTCCTGAAAGTTTAAAGAACTTCACCGAAACTAAATTAGCTTCAAGAGTTGCCAGACCAGGAAATGATAATCTTATTATAACTTGGAAAAACGTTAAGGTGACAGCCGTAAATGGAGATTTCTTCATTACTTACGATTTTGTGCCAAATGTGCCGAACAACAAAATGTTCTTTATCGGAAATATGCTTGACTTCACCGTGTAATATAAACAAAAAATTTTAAACATACAAATATGGCTAATAAAAACGAAAAGGTAATGACGGCGCCAATCGCAATCATACAAATCGATGGGATAACTATCGGTAAGATGAAGAGCGTTCGAGTTACTGAAAATATCCGCCGAAGCAAGGTTACGGGGATAGGTCGGTTCAACCCAGATGAACTTCCTCCAGTAGAATGGAGCGGTTCTTTATCTTGCTCCTCGTACACTATCAATTTCAATCTTTTGGCTAATAAAATGGTCAGGGGTAGTTTTCGTAATTCGGCTTCCATCGAAGACTGGACAAATGCATTACTTTTGCAAGAAGATGGTTTAGAAATAGCTATAATGCGAAAAGTAAAAGACGGGGCTATCGATATCAAAACTGGTCAAATTAAAGCAAAGTTTGAAACTTTTGCTAAGATTAATGCAGCATTTGTAACCCGTGAGGGGTTTGATATTCAAGAAGGGCAAATTTCCGGACGCGATACTGAATTTGAGTATCTTGAACCTATTTTGTTCAACAGCGTTCTTTAATGTGAAATCAACTATTAAAAGAGGTACTCTGTAAAAACGGAGTGCCTTTTTTGTTTATTAGAATTAATATAAAAATTGAAAATTATGATTGAAAAAGAACACGCTTGTACATTTAAAGGCGAAAAGTTAATTGTAAAATTCCCTAACGTGGGGCAGCTTCTAGATATGGAATCAATGAAGTTAGCATTGACTAATAATCGTTATGGTTCTATGTCGGCTTCCGGAATTAAATCAATGTATTTAGCACTAGATTTAGTGGACGCAATAGTATTTATTCAAGTACTTTGCCCTAAAGTAAAGCGTATGTTGGAGTTGGAAGATTACACAAAAATGGATCCTTTGGCCGCTAAAGAGCTTATTGAGTTTTATAAACAACAATTGTTGCCTTGGTACGAATCAGTTTCAAGAGAACTTTATTTATCCAGCGAGCCAGATGTTGCAACAGCAGAAGACACTGAGAAGGAAGGCGAGTGAGTTTTTAGAACAATGGCATTCCTTCCCAATAGATTATTGGTGGAGAAAAAAATATAATGTGCCATTTGGTTCCGTGACTCATCGTGAAATGAACTTCATAGATATGCTTATCGACTATCAAGAAGAGCTAGATATAAACAAGAGGATATCTAAATCCAATGATGTAAGCGATAAGGATTATGAATCGGTAGGTTATTATGAAAACAAAGACAGCAACGTTCTAAGCCAAGCCGAGATTGATGATGCTTTTGAAAATTTAGAATTGTCTCAATTTGATAAAAAAGAATAATAATGGGAGATGTAGTAGTAAATATACGGGGAAACGCCGAACAACTAAAGCAAGAAATTGATAGCGTATCAGGAAGTCGCCCTGACGCCGAACGGATAGGTCAAGATGGCGCTCAAGGTAGCAGAGGTTCGTTAGCGCCAGATACTCGTTTGATAGACGAAGTGCGTAACGAGATTCAGCAGCAACGCGGAATGGGCGCTAAAGAAGCCATTGAAAACGTAAAGAAAATTGAATCAGACCGAACCAATCAAGATATAACAGATAAATACAACGCTCGCCGCGCAGACATGCAAAGTCGAATGGGCAACGATTACGATAACGTTGATAAACAGGTTGAAATTGAAAAAGCAAAACGCATTGCTTCTATGGGAGGGGCATACGAAAATGACCCGTTACACAAAAAAAATATTGACCAACAATATGAAAAATTAAGGGACGGAGAGTATGAAAAAATAGGGAAAAAGTACGACAAAGAAGACGAACAAATAAGCGCCGATGAGGCGGGGGAAAAGAAAAATGCTGAATTGGATTTAGTCGAAGCAATAAAAGCATTGACCGACGAAATAACCAGCGGAAGGGGCGGAACAGACCCTAACTCTTTTTTGAATAAAATGCGTGAAGGCAGAAAAGATGCCATGCACGACAGGGATAATGCTATGACTTCAGAAGAAGCGACAGCCGCTCAAAAACGCGTTGAAGAATACGACGGGAAAATAGCAAGAGCAATGGGAGGTGGTAAGTCAAATCCAGTATTTGACCGAACATTGATGGGAGCTCAAGGAATGACAACGCTAGTGAATGGAGCCACTTCAGGCAGCATACCTGAAATGATGATGGGGGCTTCTATGGGAGTAACTTCGATAGCTGGGATGACAGCTCAGATGGCTTTAAAAATGAACGCTGTTGTTGGAGTTGCTGCTGCGCTAATAGGAACTATGACGAGTGGTCGTGAATCAAATAAGGGTTTGTTAAATTTAGCTGGAATGAATGCCGCCACGGGCGGTAGAAGCGGAAGTGAATCTTGGGATTATTTGAAGAACGGGATGGACACTGGCGGTGAGTTAGGAGAAAGATATGTTGGTTTCGGTATGGATAGAGGAGAATTTGGTGGTTTAGCAGCCGACCGAATAAGGTCTAGGGGAACGGCTGACGATTGGTATAACCAGACTATACAAGGTTACGGGATGGAAAAATCGTTAGGAATGAAATCTGGAGCTCTAACTGAGGGCGGACAATATGACCGATACGGGATAAATGTAACAGACGCGCTAGCAAGAATGGTTACGGTTCTTTCTGGTATTAAGGGTTCTGGGGTTAGTGGAGATGATTTCACTCGGGTTCAAGAAAAATTTGACATACAACAACAAGTAATGGGAAGCTACATGGACAGGTCCGACAAACCAAACTACAACGTAGCTAACCACATGTTGCAAGCATTTTCTTCGGTAAATGGCATAACTCAAGATAAGCGCTTAGGTTCAGACATCGCTTCATTTCAGGGCATGATTCAAAACCCGCAAAACGATAGAATGAAGGCTTTGGTTTACAGTTCAGTATCAGATTTATTCCCTAAGTCAAAGGGGAGGATGGATTTATTGGACAGAGATTTGAGAAATCCGGATAATGAGGGCAAAATAATACAATCTGTCATGCAACGTCTTAAAAATCAAAATGGCGGAACCGATACTACATTAGGGTACTTTACTTTAAAAAGTTTATTCCCTAACATAGCTCCTGAAAGAATGGACGCTTATCAAAAGGCATTTACCAATGGCGGAGATGCCAGTAAGGTATTAAGGTCAGACGCTACAAAAAACACCGAGGAACAAGCTGCCACAAATAACTTCAAAGACAACATGGTTCAAAATACCACACAACTTAATGACCAATGGACTAAAATGTTCGCGGGGATAAAAGAATCAGTGGCTAATATTTATACTCACTTGACAACAGACCATCCTACTCCAGCGGCACCCGCAACAGGTAGAGCAGGCGCACATTAACAATGGCAAAAAACAACAACAAATATATTTTTCTGCGTCATAATAACTCGAGCGTAAAAACCATAGCTGATTTTATGGAACGGTCTGGCGTGTATGCTATTTCAGAAAAGGATTTTTTTGAAAGTAACCGCGCTTTAATTTTTAGACAGATGACGGCTTTTGACAAAACAGCATGGTCTAAATCTAATGGCAAAAAGAATTGGCCAACGGTTAGCGATTTAAGCGCAAATATGACTTTGCCTTGTCCGTGTAATTTAAGGATTAATCCAACAAAAGTTACTCGTGAACTTGCCATAAGTCAAACTAATTTTCAAATAGATGACGAAAAATTTGTAGCCTTTGCCCATGCTGAAATACAAAAAATATATCAAAACGAAGGTTATAGAGCAAATGGTTTAAGCAAAAGGAATCCAACTTGTCAAGTATTTGGCTGGTTCAAGAGTTTGTACTACATTACCGAATCTAAGAAAGACAAATTAGTTTACACGGGCAAGGGCATAGGTCAATATGTCGATTTGAGCAGATATTTAATCAGTCTTAGCACTTCATCAACCGCTGAAGGGGGAAGTTTCACACTCACATTGCCGATAATCAATACGGCGGCAGTTGATGACTATTTCACTAAAGTTAACGGGAAGGATAAAGTCTATCGACAAGCCGTCAAGGACAACGAATTTGGCTCTAAATCTTTTTACGAAAAGGGTAAAGAATTTTATAGCAAAACTCCGTTTTCCAGCATTGAATCTAACTATTTTAATTGGTTAATTTCTTCTCAAGATCTTTTGTTTATAAGTTTTGAAGAACTTGAAATGGAAAAGATAAGAAAGGATAAAAATGCTGACTCTGATAGCTTTGATTTAGAAACAAAAATAGCGGGGCAGGTTTACGACATGATAGCGCTGGTAGATAGCGTAAAAGTGGTTACCGATAACGTTACGTCTCAAGCTCATGTAGAGGTCACTGGGAGGGACTTAATGAAGCTATTAATTGAGGACGGGTCTTTCTTCTTTAATGTGTCAACTACAAAATCTACTTCTTCAGTATTCGCTAACGAAACGCAAGGTGATGCAAAAGACATAAATTTTGTAAACGGAACTCAAAATAATCCCATTTTTAGAATGCGCTTGGACTCGACAGAAATAGACATATTCAGAAACAAAATAAATATGGATTTAGATTACATACTCAAGGGGGTTGTGTCTCAATTGTCAAATGTAGAAGTTGTACCTAATTACGTATTTGATTCGTATGGAGATAGACGAACTAAATTTATTGATTTAAAGCCTAAAAAGTAATGAACGCAATTCTTCAAGCCCCAGTGTTTTTGAAAAATTTTTTAGTGGGATATCCTACTTTTAGAATAACCAGTATGTTTGGAGCTAAGAGGGGAGATAAGTATCACAAGGGGATAGATATAGGAACGCCAATTGGCATCTCTATCGCTTGCCCGCTTAATGGAGTAATCAAAAAGATAGCCAACGAAGTAAAAGGATACGGTAAACATGTAGTGGTGCGCTATGAAATTATGACTGGCGATTATATAGACATATATTTTGCGCATTTGAGCTCCATATCTTCAAGAATATCGTTAGGAGATGATATAAAAATTGGAGAATATTTAGGTAAAACGGGTAATTCTGGGCATTCCACTGGGCCACATTTACATCTGGAGATGAGGCATATTTCCACTCCGATAGACCCAATAGATTTCTTGATGTATCATAAACTTATTATACAAAAAACTAATAAAGTTTACGGCAAAGGAGGTGTTTACGACACTTCTGTTCCTGGTGGGTATATGGTTTGGGAAACCGACTTCGTTTCGATATCAGATAAAATAGCGAATGTAGTGCCTCAAACTACAATAGAAAATGCTACTGAAAAATTGGACGTCATAACTCCTAACAATACCACGGCTTCTATGCGCGCGGCTGCAGGCATTTGGGGAATTGTCAAGTTGGTTATGGATAGTTCAATATCAAACAAGCAAGTTGTAGACTCCAGTATAGCTTCACAACAAGGGTCTTTGCTTAATTTTTTTCACAAAGTTTGCCAAGAACCCATGGTAGAATTTTTTGGAGATACTTATGGAGACCAATATTATTTGATCGCTAGAAAACCGCCATTCGACAAAGAAGGAATTGTTAATATGATGGAACTTGCAATGTTGGAAATTAACCCTGATGATATTGTGTCAACTTCTTTAGATTGGAATACCGAGGGTATTTATTCATGGTATCAATATATGCCAAAGTATCAACTTCAACTCGGCGAGTTTGAATTATCCTCGTTAGTTCCAGCTGTATTCTTTCCAGAGTACGCATCCATATGGGGCTCTAAGCCATTAGCAGTTGAAAGCAATTACTACACTTGGGTCGGAAGAGGAAAATACAATTCTGATAAAAATAAAACAAACGACGACAATACTATACAAGCCGCTTTCTCCGATTTGCAATATCTTATAGAATGTAACGCTTATGCTCCGTTCACACGACGAGGAACCATAACTTTAAACGGAGATCGCCGATACAAAAAGGGAACGTTGGTTTTACATACCTCTGGAGAAATTTTCTACATTGATAGCGTTACAAATGAGTGGAGTATTAGCAGTAACGGAATAACGAGAAAAACAGTTTTAGGCGTATCACGTGGAATGTACCAAGAGTTTGTCGAGGGGGTAGACGGACACAACTATTTTAATATAATAGATTTTGGCACAAATAAAGAAAAAATAACTGAAAGCAATTGGCAAAAAGTAATGTCAAAATGGAAGGTTAACAAAGAAGTATTCGGTTATTTTATGAGAAAAGAACAATTGATAACTCACGGCAGACAAAGAAATATGTAATACTATGCAACAAAAAGATATACTAGGAATACACAATAACAACCTTGACATTGGCAGCGGTGGAGTAGGTTATGTAGTGGTGCCTGATGAAAATGAGCGAGAAGAGTACATAAACGATTGTTATTCCACCCATAGATTAACTATGCAAGGAGGACGGGGATACGGCTTTTTTAATAACGTACTTTGTCCTGAACAAGTAATCAGTAACATACATTTTCCACATGAGGGGGATTTAGGTACTCCCGTAATCTGGATAAAAGATGGAGTGTCTGGATTGCCTGTTATAGTGGCTTATCTAACAAAAGAGGGGGACGGTTTTTCAATGGGGAAGAACCAATATCGCTTAGTGCGAGGAAACGGTTCTTCAAAGACTGTCGAATTTTTCATGAATGGCGAAGAATCACTTTTGCAAATTAGTTTATTAGGAGATAAAGACAGCCCATCAAATTTGCAAATAAAGATAAACAGCGAAAATGAAGATTCGTTAGTTGATATTTATTGCGATAACCAACTCAACATAACTTCAGACAAAGAAATAAACATAAGTACAAGTGGTAGTCTAAATTTAAGCGTTACTGAAGAAGGTGTAACGAAAGGTAGTATAAAGTATGTGTTGGGAGAAGGTCTTACTTACATCGATGAATTTGATAATAAAATAACCGCGCTGAATAACGAAATAAAACTTGAATCAAAATCCATAAATCTGGGTTCGGGCAAACAACCATTAGTTTTAGGAAATTCTTTGAACGAATTATTAGGAGAATTAATTGACACAATATCAACTATGGTGCTAGCAGTTTCATTGCCTACAGCCGTTCCATCCCCGCCATCGGTATTAAAATTAACAACTATTAAAGGTAAACTCAGCAGTTTGTTGTCTAAGCTTTCAAATACAGATTAATATGGATTTATTCTCTAATGGATTAAACAGTGCGGCTACTAATTTAGCTTCAGCGACATCGTCTATGGGGCGTGCCGCTTTACACGCTTTATATCCAGATGAAATAGAATATTATTTATGTTCTTTGGAATTAATTGACAGCTCCGGAATAACAAAGGGTTATATGACTTTTACGGTTATGCCTAATAACGTAATGGACTCTAAAACGCAAGTTGCTACTATAACAAAAACAAATACGGGAATAACTACTTTATTTAGTGACTCGTTTTCTCCACGAGATATATCTTTGCAGGGTTGCTTTGGTAGAAAATTGCGTTTAGTTACTGGAGTTCAAGCAACGGGTAATGTGTCAACTATCCCATTCTTCGGGGGGAATACTGGCGTAAAAATAGGAAAAGAAAACTTGTTAATAAAAACTGGGTTCGGGCTTCTGAAAATGATGGAGAATATTCTTGAGTCAGCTTGGAAGTTAGACGATAAAAATAAACCACATATTCTCATATTTAATAATTACGCGTTAAATTCTTCATACGTGGTTGAGCCTTTACAACAATCGTTTTCTCAGGGGGTTGAAAACAATATGCTTTGGTTTTACTCAGTAGAACTAAAAGCAGTCGCCGACGGAAATATGGTGAAGAGCGATTATTCCGGCAACAAAGACATGAAGAAATTTCTAACAACGGTTGCAAGTTCTCAAATAGCAAAATTATTAAATAATTTAGTTACGAGCGCAATCAAAAATTACGGGATGGCATTAAAAATATAAAAGATGGATTCAATAATATACGAATTTGAAAAAGTAACAAAATATCCTTTATTGAAATTCTTGAATGACTATCGTTTATTCATGCTAAATTCGTATCCAATAGTGCTTCAATATTATTCAGGGGAAACAGACGAAATTGATAATACACATTTAAACTTTTTATCTAAGCTGACAAAAGACTGTGTAACGTTGGGGGTTCAGTTTAAGAATTTCTCGTCTAAGTTTTCAACCTGCGGTTATTGGGAACTAATGGAGTTGGTCGAAGCATTGACAGCCGCTGTTGAAAAAATAAACAAATTACCAAAGTTTTTAAGGACTTCAAAAACCAAATACGGGTATAAACCTTACATACAAGTTGACACGACAGTAGGGGGGTTGAGAACAATGGAAGAAGTGGCTAATTCAATCAAGAATGTAAGCGGAGAAAATTCTGACTGGATAGACTTGATGTTGAATAACGATTTGAACGAATCAGATTGGGAAATTGATGAATTAAAATCTATAAGCGCGTTCGTTAACAATGCCACTGATATTGTGGTTACTACAATCTTAGACCAGCCTATCGGAGAAAGAATTTATGGCAAAGATATTTGTAAAAATATAACTTTTGTAGACAATGATTTAGATATTGTTTTATACAAAGATAACATTGACCAAAAGTGCGCTATATTGTTAGAATTAAATCGAGGGGATGTTCCCGAAAACCCATTATTTGGGAAGGATATGTCGTTAATATCGGGCAGTACGGTTAAACAATTTTCATATCCCATTTTAGTGGAGGACATAACGAATATATTTATGCAAAATGATTTGTTTGAATATGTAAACGTAAAAGGATTTAAATTTTCGGAAGGAGATATGACATTGACTTGCGACATTAAAACAAAGTATGATTACAAAACTGAGCAAAAGATAACAATATGATAACTAAAATAAGTACAGCGCAAGAATTAAAGCAAATATTTTTGGAAATATTCTTAAACAAAACTGATAAGGTAAATGACATTTCAAATGAGTCAGTCTTAAGCGGAATTGGTTACGGAGTTGCTAAAATAGGTCAAAAATGTTTGACGAATCAAGCGATAATTGAAGGTCATATATTCCCTGATTCTTCTTATGGTAGCTATTTAGACGAAGCCGCAAAAAGAAGAGGGGTTTCGGAAAGATTTACAGCTTCAGGGAGTTCAACTTATATTAGATTAGTCGCCGATAAAGGTACTTATTATTCATCTGCAGATAACCAATTTTTAAGCACAAGCGGAGTGAGATTTTCGTTAGAAAAAGACGTCACAATCGGTATACAAGGGTTTGAATATGCTAAAGTAAAAAGCGAATCCACTGGGATGCAAACGAACGTCGGGCCAGTGTCTATAAATAGAATGACAATAATTCCTCAGGGACATATATCGTGCACAAATGAGTATCAAGCCACGGGGGGATCTGATTTTGAGAGCGATGAAACGTATCGGGTAAGGATTAAAGAAAGCGTCAATCAATTAGCGAGGGATACAGTATCGTATATCGAACAGATTTTGATGAAAATCAATAATAATGTATTGAGAGTTTTAAAGGGCGGAGTTGACGGTTCTGGAAAATTAAACTTAACAATTGTTCCTTGTAATGGTCAAGATTTCACATCTGATGAAATAAATGAAATGGTTTCTAGGTCTGAAGAATATTTATCCATAAACGAATTTTTAAATTCTTCCGACGCTTCAACATTCTCTTTGCAACTGAACAATGTAAAATGGTTTTTATTGGATGTTCAATTCAGGCTTGATATCGACCCATCGTCGGACATAGATGTTGTTAGAAAAGATCTTCAAATACAAATGTCGAAGTTATTCGATTACAGATTTTGGAAAGACGGAAATAAAATTGAATGGGAAAATTTATTATTTATTGCTAAAAATACAGGTGGAGTCCGTTACGTGCCCGATACAAACTTTTTACCCCGATTTGATATAAATGTACCTATCGGACAATTGCCTAGGATTAGAGGGTTTGTTATTCGTGATTTAGATGGTAATTTGATATACGATAACGCGGGGATATTAAGTTCATTCTATTACCCTAATGAGCCTGACTATTATTTTCAGCAATCTGTTTTAGCCACTATATAAATTTAATGGCAACAGATAACACATTTTATTAAAGATTCAAAATATGAGCGGCATAGATTACAACCAATTTCAAAACGACATAGCTAAAGCATTCAAAGCAAATGCGAATGACACAAGTCCGGAAAAATCAATCGCTCGTTTGTCTTCAAATTTAGCAATCGCCGTTGGAACTCAAATAAAATTAAATTCTTCTTCGCCTTATGTTTTGCCAAAAGCCACTTCTTCTTTATTGGGAGGAGTTAAAATCGGTGAAGGATTGTCCATCGATGAAAATGGCGTAGTATCAGCATCGTTACCTCAAAATATTCTATTATCAACAGATATATCCGATTGGGCTAAACAGCCAAATAAGCCGTCATATAATTTTTCTGAATTAAACAATAGACCCACTACGCTTGCTGGTTATGGAATCACAGAAACCCCTTGGCTTGGCGCTTATTTGTTACTGTCAGGCGGAACCTTATCTGGCGCTTTAAATGTAAATGCAAAAACCACTACAAAGGGGTTGTCAATTACAAACGGAACGCAAATCGTAACTCTGACTGTAGACGAAAATGGTAGATTAAGTTTTGACGGAGATATTTATTCATCCGGAGAAATATCGGCTTATGGGGCTGGTTCTACAGGAGGGGCGGGTTCAGGTTTGATAACTCAAGTGTTTAGTTATTCTGATTTAGGACAGGATTTTGATGATTCAAACTTGACAACGACTTTTAATTCTTATGCTATAAACAGAATTAACAGCAGACTTGTAACGGTTGAGAATAAAAACTACTTATCGGGTTTGACTAGCGAGTTAATAACTAATGCGCTCGGGTTTACTCCATATAACGCAACTAACCCCCTAAATTTTGCTACTGCGAGTTACGTAGATCAAAGGTTCGCTTCTTTAATAGGTAGTGCCCCTGCTTCTTTAGATGCTTTAAACGAGCTTGCAAATGCACTTGGGAACGATCCTAACTTTGCGGCAACTGTAACCAATTTGATCGGAACAAAACAACCTCAATTAAATGGTTTGGGGTTTATCAAATCCAACGGTACTACAATTAGTTACGACAATAGCACTTATCTGGCAACAGGAGTTGCAACGGCAACGTATTTGACCAAAACTGATGCTGTATCACTGTATTTACCGTTAACAGGTGGAAATCTCTCAGGTGCATTAATTGTAAATGCGAAAACTACTACAAAAGGTCTTACCATAACGAACGGAACAAAATCAGTCAACTTAGTTGTTGATGAAAACGGATGTCTAAGTGTTGATAGGGGTTTGTATTCTACGGACTTTTTAAGTGCTTATGGTGCAGGAGGTGGTGGTGGAGGTGGAACAGGAGGACTGATATCGAATGTGCTTAGTTACTCTGATATGATAGCAGCATCAGAAGGAGCATTCTTAGACTCTGATTTAACTAATACGTTTAATGCTTATTCTATATTTAAACTTAAAAGCAGGATTGAAAGCACAGAGGCAGGAGTAGCTTCAGTTGTTAGCTTACTTGATAATAAAGCAAATAGTAATCATGCACATTTAATAAATGATATATTCAACTTTCCAATTAATGTATCATATTTTAATAATGATAGCGCATATTTAACCGCTAATAAACTCATAACATTTTCAGGTGATGTTAATACTGTTGCTGGTAATACTTCAGTGGCTTTAGTATTGAAGAATATTAATTCAAATGTAGGTTCTTATGGCTTAAATAATGCTATTCCAAGAATTACAGTAAATGCAAAGGGGTTAATAACTGCAATTACGCAGCTTCCAATAGGAGTGTTAAATCAAAACACAACTGGTTCTGCAGGTTCATTGTTAAATAGCAGATTAATATTTGGTCAGTCATTTAATGGATTAGCAGATGTTAGAGGTGTTGCAACTGTTCAAGGATTAGCAATAAAAAATACAGATGGTTTAATTGTAAACTTAACAGTTGATGCAGATGGAAGACTTTCTATTGACAAGGATGT